CAGTATCTCTGCAGACTCTTTGCATTTTTCTAGGGAGGCCAATGGCACTTCGCCGACCCGGTATCCGTATGCTAGAATAACCGGGTCCTCCCCCCCACGTGAAAACCCGCCTGCGGGTCGTGGAGTGGATCGTTGTTCCTCTCGAATGCAGCCCAAAGCCTTGCCAGCTTTGCGGTATCTCGGAGGATATGCCCATCACTAACATTCAGATGGGTAACTGTGGCCAGGTACGTGCTAAAGCGCTCCAAAGAGAGCTTGTCGTCCCCGACAACAGTAGGTGGAAGGACACGGCTAGACACCATGTCACGGAGTGCTGTGAGTGAGATCACCACATCATCCCCTGCCCCGTTGTCAGTGATACCCCCAAATCCACCATAAAACTTTCGTTGAATGGTTGCTGTCATCAATTGGGGGTCCGACAGGATTTTACCCTGCCGTTGGGGGAAGGGCCTGAGGTCATGCACTTGGTCCTCAGGCACAGGCTTGTTATCGAAGGTCACTGTATACTCTTCGATACGAGGATTGAACAAGCCCTGTGGAATACGGTCAAGAAGAGGTTGAGCTTTCTCAAACATGGCCGTCTTCAGGTCACTGAACCAGTCAGCGGCCTGGGAAAGGAGCGGGTAGCCAGCGACAAAGGCATCCACTCGAGGGTGTGATAGCGCTGTTTCAACAAACGCCACCGTGGCACCTCTACTGATCATTTTAGAGATGCCCGCCAAGGCAAACATACCAAGGCGCTTCACGGGGGACATTGCTCCCACGTGGGATACGATCGCATTAGCGACCGCCATTCCAGAAAGCTTCAGCACGATGGATAGCACGATCTGGAAGCCCAAATAACCGAGGGCACGGGGCAACACTGACCACCTGATTGTGTCGCCATGGCGAATCATCCCCATTAGAGCAAGGACGAACGCCAAATAGTTCACAGCTGGTGTGGTAAAAGCATGTGAACCCTGAAGACTAGTGTATCTCACTGTACGGAGCCCCCTCAGGATGCTATGGATCTTCAAAGCATTTTGATGACCCTGAGAGAACACCGTTTCAGCACTAGCGGGCTTACCATCAATAAAGGTCACAGTAAAC